GTATTTTTTAGGGTGTTTTTTGCAATTCTGTTTTTGTTTTTTTTCAACGGCTTTGCGGTGGTTTCGGCTCAGAACCGACACCCTTAATCCACCAAGCTTAAAAAAACGGTTGATCACTTGTTTTCTTCAGTGTTATTTCTTTTAGTCCGCGTTGCAGCTGTAGTGGATGTTTAGCGTGAGAGTCTAAGGAATTTTATTCTTGATGAAGTAAAGAATAAGTGAGGATATACATGAGTGAGCAAGTCAACATAATAGAAAACAAAGCAAATCAGGCTAGAGATATTTTAAGCCGTTATTCTATTGAGCATGTTCCGATTGAGCAGGCAGTAAATGCACATAAGTACGTAGATCTGTTGTTGAAAGAAATAATAGCTGAATCAGTTGCCGCTAGATCTCGTTTCGAGATAGTCCAAAAAGCGAGTTAGTTCTTCTTTCTGTTCTTCATTCAGCGCCTTTATGCGCACTAGCATCTTAACGTCAATATGCGTGTAGTCTGGCATGTCATAGTCTTGGGCTATCAATGCATCAATATTTTTGATCGTGCCGTCGTCGTTATGTTCAACCGGCAGCATTGACCCTTTACCATCCAAAATCCACTGCGGCCTAACACCAGTTACCCTAGCAATTGAAAATAATGTTGTTGGTGTGGGCTGTTTTGTTTGCTCACGCACAATATTTGAAATTGTTGCTTTTGAAAACTTAGGGTTGCCTAAGTCTTTTGCGCAGGCACGCGCTAAGGCGGGTTGATTTAACCCTGCATGCTCCATAGCTTTAACAACTCGTTCTGCAATACTCATAAGTAAATAATACTTTACCTGAAGTAAATTATGGTTGATCTTGAAAGTAAATCATGATTTACTTTGATCATGACTAAACAGCAAGCAATTGATTTTTTCGGCTCACCAACTGCATTGGCTAATGCATTGGGTGTCACAAAGCAGGCAGTAAATAACTGGGATGTGATACCTGAAACACGCCAATACCAAGTGCAGGTTAAATCTGGTGGCAAATTGATTGCTGACGGCGAAATCAAGCATGAGGCCGCCGCATGACCAGTTCTCTCTATCAATCCGGTTTTAATGTTTTCGGGATTGAGTTCGCGATAGTCTCTCCATTCCAAGAGTTTTTCGCGTTTTGTGGGTGGCAATGGGTGCACTGTTGTCGCTCACTTTTTTATTCTAGTAAATCCATTTTCTCAAAGGTGGGTTTGCGTTTAAATCGGCCGATGGGTTGAAAATGTTTACGCCGGTTGATTTTGATAAAAGCAAAGCACCTGAGTTGACTGACAAAGAGGCTGAATGCTTGCGTTTGTCAGCTGAGGGACTGCAAAAGCCTGCCATTGCCAAAGAGTTGGCCCGTAGCATTTCAACGGTTAAATCACACTTAGATAGTGCTTATAAGAAGCTGGGCGTGCACAACATTAATCAAGCGCTTTCACATGGCTTCATAAAGGGTTTTTTAAAGGGCCGTGATGTGATGTTGTTTGTGCTTGTGGTTAATAGCGTTACGTCTTTGTTAACGCCAAACGATGCTTATGCGCATGATGATTGGTCTGAAGAACAGCATTCATCTGATATGCAACGTAATAGAAAGCGTGGCGGGTCGCGTACTCGCACGGGCAATCAGTTGCGGCTACGCAAACCAATCAGACGAAAGGAAGATTAGTTTATGTCTTTAAAAGCAAGTCATTGGCTTGATTTGTTTGTGATGGCTTGCACCTTTACTGCTTATGCCATGTTTTTACTGCTAGTTACGTTAATTGGGGTTGTTTTGTGGTTTTTATCTCAGCCTGCGACATGGCTGAGTTTGCTGCTGTTAACCGTCGTTTATTTTGTTGGAGGAAGCACATGGATATTTTAATCACAATGCCCGGTTTTTGGGGGTGTGTCACTGCTGTTGCTGCTTGGTGTGTATGGGCTGTATGGCCTGTAAATCGCGGGTGATTACGATGAGTAAACATGTTCTTACCGCATGGGCCGGAGCTGCTTTTTCTGCGTTGTTAGATGCAGGCACGGCTGACTTTGATGTTGACTTTTATGCAGGCACTAACACAAAGCAAAGCTATAACCGACTCTCTCAAAAAGGGCGTAGACGCCGAAACAGACAAAAATTAAGTAGGGGGCGTTAAATCATGTCAGTAGAACAAATAAAACTAGATCCATGCACATTCTGTGAAGGCCCACCCAAGCCAATAGTTACTGATTCCATTCGTGGCGGTTGCTTTGATGAGAGCAATATACCCGACGAGGGCATTATCGCTGATGGCTATGTTTTTTGTCACGAGTGCGGCGCTAGCGGCCCAGCAGCAGAGCGTGTGGTGTTTGATAATGAAGATTGTAACCAGCTAGTGCGTGAAGCGGTTGACTTATGGCAGAACAGAGATGCTCGTAACCGCAGCCTTTATGATCTTGGGGATAAGGATGGTCTAAATCTATTCCCCCGTTCTAGTTCGTAGCTTGGGTTAGCGAAGCAACCCGACAATAAGGAGAAGCAATGACACAAGACGACTTAAATTGCATGGCGCTAATTCTTGAAGATATTGCAAATGATTTAAGAGAAGGTGATCTCGACGAGTGGGGCGGCTTGGATGACTGCGTGAACGCAACAATCAATATCGTCAAAAATGATTTATGTGAGTACGCAGCAAATAACGAGAAAGTTTCGTAGGTTGGGTTAGTAAAGCAACCCGACAAAAACGATTAATGGAGATTAGGAGAGCGCTTTATGGGGTGGGATTTCAGTATAAATAGCGAACCAAAAGCACGCAAAGATTATGCGTGTGGTGCCGCTGAATGGATTTTAAGCGCATACAGCATTGATGATGATGAGTTTACATCAGATGAAAAACGCATTCTAAAGCAAGCTGAATTGGACGGATGGAAGATAAAAAAAGGCACTCATTACTTAAAAACAGAGGGTGTGTTTGAGGGTGAATGGTCTGTATTTAGGGCAAGACCAGATTTAAACCAAATCTGTCTTGATCATGATATTTACCAAGACTGCTAAAAGGGAACCTAATGCTTAAATTCTGCACTTCAAAACTCCTAATTTGTTTGGTGCTGTTTGTTGCGGCCTTTTTTGTGTGTGTGGGGGTAATTTGATGCCTAAGCGATTTTACAAGGCTAGATATGTTGAGGATGAGTGCGGCATGGCTATCAGAATGAGTACTCTTGAAAGTATTCATGAAACGCCGTGTATGCATTTTTGTATTTTGGTTAATCAAGTTCGACAACTTGATGTTTTTGTTAAGCAAGGTGAAAGCAAAATCAAATGGTTGCGTAAACAGAAAGGTCTCCAATGGAAGTTATTTCGAGTACACAAAGATGGTAGTCGTATAGCTTTTGAAACTGAGGAAAAAGCGATTGAGCACTTAATTTTTCTTAAGCGCAAACAAATTCAACACTTAAAACGAAATTTGGATTTGGTTCAAACCTTTCTCAACAAGGTTGATGAGATAAATTCAAATGGGTCGGTTGTCGATTTGTTGTCTGATCGTTTCGGTTGTCGAAGGTTGCCTGATACCGAGGATAAAGTCCGTGAATATTTTGTTTTTAACTAGTGGTGTAATTTGATGAGTTGGGCTATTGGATGGAGTCATTCGCTTCAGCGCGATATTGGTTATGGCGTGCCTGCTTTGTGTGATCACCCCGGTTGTCACAACGAAATAGACCGTGGCCTAGGTTATTTGTGTGGTGATATTCATTCTGATGATGGTTGTGGCCTGCACTTTTGCAGCAAACACCTTTATTTGCATTCTAGCCGTGATGGTCAGTTATGTGAGCGTTGCGCTGAAGACTTGCAGCCTTTTGAGGCTAAGCCTGATTTATCTATTTGGCTGCTTCACAAGCTCACGCATTCATCATGGGTGGCATGGCGTGATGAGTTCCCTGATGAAGTTGCCAAGATAAAAGATGCACTAAGCAAGGTGTCATCTGTTCAACTTTATATCGACAGAAAACGCTTAGGAGATGAAGATGCTTAAGCGCTTTTTACCTTTTTTAATGCTGCTGCTTTTCGGCCTATTTGCCATCTTAGCGTCTGTTTTTGTGGTTGTTTGCTATCCATGTGAGTTGTGTTTCTAATGGCTTATGCAAACACCATCGAAAGACGCAGCCAACACCCGTTAAGTGTCGGCTCATCTACCCGTGAAGCGGTTGGGTTTGCTAAGCGTACTAAGTGCCTTGCTTGTGGCAAGAAAAAGCATAGTAGCGAGTCACACCCGAAGTGCTCCAAAAAGTTGCAGAAAATGCATAAGCGGGGTGAGTTGTGAGTTCTCAATCTTTAATCACTGTTTCCTATACTATCGAAGCAAACAGCATAAAAGGCACTATTACTTTTCAAGTGCTGCCTGAAGCGCTTGCGTCTTTACTTGCAGATTCGCCACAGAAGTCATGTGTTTTAGATAACGTAATGCCATTTTCGGAGACAATGTATCGTAATATTCAGGTCCCCGAGACAGCGCGGCATGCACTTGCTCAAGCAATCGAACAGCTTCATCAAAATCTGGTGGCTGGCTCATATCAAATCCTTAGTGATGATGTTGCAAGCAGTGTATCAGAAGCGGGGCGAACGGAATGAGTTTGACGTTACCTATGCGTCAGGGGTATGCTGTTCCTGCACTGGCAAAATCCAGTGTCTGGGTTCGCAGCCAGCTAAACCACGAGGTGCATAAGCACCTGCGTTCGTTGAGTGCTTTTTTTATGCCTGCCGTTTTAGATCAATGGTGGGCTGCATGGGAGCACTTTCGGGTGCGCCGCTACCTTGTGGGCGGTACTGCGAATCCTGTGCAGTCCATCACCCATTGTTTCGCAGCCTTGAGTGATGGTTTAAAAACACATCACAAGGAGGCTTCTATGCCTAATTTAACGATTCTCGCAAAACAGATCCGTCAAATCGACGGACTTTACTCACTTAATGATATTCACCGTGCCAGTGGCTTTCTGGCAATGCACCAGCCTTATAAGTTTTTACGGCTAAAACAAACTCAAGCGTTGATTGATGAACTTTCGTCCTCGCCAGATGTGGCTAGGACAGTTTCAACTAACTTCGGTGGGTCTCGAAAAGGCACGTTCGCTTGTAAGCAGTTAGTGGTTGCCTATGCCGCTTGGATCAGCCCCAAAGTGCACTTGGCGGTGATTAATGCGTTTTTGGCTGAACAATCAAGCAAGCCTTTACCGTTGGATGATGCCGACAAATACGCATTGCTAGATAGCATGATCAATTCAATGGGGTTCACGTCTGAGCCAGTCGTAGTACCACGCGAACAGCTTGAGGGTATGTTACGCGGCGCGTATCACTTTCAACGTGCGTTACGTGTTATGCAGAGCTTAGTGAAAGAGCCGTTAACACCAACATGGTTCGAGCAAGCCGTTCACGAGGTAGAAGCCTGCCTTGGTCGCACTGTTCGCCGCCGAGTAGATAAGCAACAGGCTAAGGAGTTGTTGGGTGGCTGAGTCGGTAAAATTCAACAAAACTGAGTTGACAGCCCTTGACGGGCTGCCACTTATTGCTAGAGTCGCTTATATGACGGCCATTCGTCCGTATATGAACTATGAAACCGGATTTGTTGGGGTTCGTAGCACCAAAACAAAATGTATCAGTTTGCAGTCGATTGGCGAGGTGTTATTTGTTGAGCCTGCACCTAATCGCAAAAAGTCAGGTTCGCCCACGCCCAAGCAGGTTCGTGGGGCTATTTCGATGTTAATTAAAGCTGGGTTAATTGAGTCTCACAGCACGACCGGCAGGGGTAATAATCAGCTTATTTTAAAGTGTCTTTTGGCTGATACGGATTTATCCGTCCAAAATAAATTGGGCACTGATTGGGCACAGGATTCGGGCGCGGATTTGGGCGCTGATTGGGCACAGCATAACCCCAACAATAACGCGGGTTCACAATATGTCACGCCCACCAATTCGGGCGCTGATTTGGGCACAGCTAAAACGCCGGAATTGGGCACACCACCGGATACCGTTATTACAAATACTATATCGCGCGCGAGGAATTCGACTATCCCAGATGATTTCGGGTTGAGTGATGAAGTTGTATTTAGATTAAAAACCGGCGGTGTGCCTGTTGAGGTGGCTGAGTATTTTTTAGATGAGTTTAAGGCGGCTAATGAGTCAAGCGGTAAGGTTTCGTTTAATTGGGCTGCTGAGTTAGTGAAATATTGCAAAAGATGGAGGTGGCGCTATGACAAAGAGCAGTCTCAAGCAGGTAGGAAAGTTAATCAATCTTCATCAGGGCGAGCAACCAAAGCCCATGAGCGAGACAAGCAGTTTTACCAGGAAGCTATTGCCAGAGAGCAGGGTGATCAGAATATTCACTCACCTTCGGGTGAGGTACGGCCACAAGTGGTTGTCCCTTACAGAAAGCGATGAGGTCTACCGCATGATGATTGCTGATTGGCAAAAAGGCTTGGCTGGCATTACTGATGATCAGGTGTTATTTGCTTTGGATAACTTACCTAAAGATTGGCCACCAATGGTGGATGAGTTTAGGGCGTTATGTGCTGGCCTTGTTTCTCAGGCGGGGTTGTCTCATAACACGGCTGCCTATCGCTTGTTTGATAAGTCTAAAGCGATTGAGAAAAAGCCTGATATCGAAATTGCTAAAAGTGCTTTGTCTGATATTAGACAAACATTGAGGGGGTGAGTGATATGGCTTCTGGTCATGAGCAAATGTTAGCAATGATGAGTGCAGGCAAAGGCAAGGTTGATAAGTCTATCCGTCCACCTTCTGGTTTTGGTGTGGTCGATTTTGTTTTTGCTCGGTTTGATGATCGCTTTAAAGATAGGTGGAAAGAGTTGATGGGGTCTCAAGCTGGCTGTGAGGCGATGGCGCGAGAATGGCAGGCTGGTTTGTTGCGTTTTAGTGATGATGCGGTTAGGCAGGCTGTAAGTGTTTATCGTGATAATTATTCTGCTGTGCCTAATTTGAGTACGTTTACTGATGTGGTGAGGCAGGTGATTAAGGATAGAAAGAAGGCGTTGCAGCCTGAGAAACGGAGCGAGGCGTCGATGCAGTTGGGCAAGTCGTATCTCGCTAAGATTAAAGCTGATAGAAACGGGGGTAAGGCAGCGTGAATATTTATATTGCAAGTCCATATACGCATAGCAGTGATGTTGTTAAGCAGGATAGGTTTGAACGTGTTGCTCATTTCACGGCTAAGGTGATGCGTGATGGTGGCTTTGCGTTTTCTCCTATTGTGCATGGCCATCAGTTGTCTGTGCTGCATAGTTTGCCTGATGATTTTGCTTATTGGGAGCGTTATTGTTTGTCTACGTTGTCATTGGCTAAGGTGCTGTATGTGTTGATGTTGGATGGTTGGCTGGAATCTGTCGGTGTGCAAGCTGAGATTGCGTTTGCTGAGCAGAATAATATTCCTGTGGCTTATTATGAGCCTGAGACTTATGAGGTGGCTGCGTAATGTATGGTTTACCTCGCTCTGAAGTAGAGGCGCTGAATGCGTTACAGTTATGGGGTCGTAATTTGGGGTATGGAGGCCCAGCAAGCTTGCCTAAGTCAGCGGTGTTTTTACCTAAGGCTCGCGGTATTGATTGTGGGTGGCGTTGTGATGATGATGAGGTGGCGGGGTTGGTTGTGACTGTGTGCCTTGATGATGATGAGAGGCTGGTTGTTTCTCGTTATTTTCAGTTGTTGCTAGATGATAGGGTTGATGGCAGTCAAGAGTGGTGTCAGTGCAATATGACATTGGTGCTGTGGTCGTTTGAAAAGGCAGGTATTGTCGTTCGTAAGCGTGATGCTCAACGGTTGATTGATGCCGCAGTTAATAGGGTGAGGATGGCTTTGTCTTATCCATCACTAATTGAGGATGTTAGGAAAGATGCGGTGTTAAAGGCGGCTTGAAAAAAAGTTTTGCAATTTTGCAAAATAGATCGTAAGGTTAGCCACACAGTGCCGATTGGTGACTAAACAAACACATAACCCCGACGATTCTTACGAGTCCTCGGGGTTTTTTATTGCCTGCGAGATAACAATGGAAGCAATCCAACACTTTTTAGAAAAAACATGGGTGTGGTTGTCTGGCATTAGTCTCGTTGCCAACGGCCTAGCGTTCCTCGATATCTTTCCTCTCATTCTGGCGGCTATTACTTCAGCCTTGATGATGGTAGGTGCATGGGTGGCAATAGGTAATAAGCTACTCACTCGTAAATCCATACTAATGGACATCAAAGAGCGTGAGATTCGAATCGAAATGCTGCAGTCTCAAGACTGATGGCAGGGCTATACGGTTATCAGTGGCAGAAAGCGCGAGAAGGATATTTAAGAAAACATCCACTTTGTGTTCACTGCAATGAAAAAGGGCGTGTCACACCGGCTACCGTTGTGGATCACAAAAAGCCTCACAGAGGAAATCTAAAATTATTCTGGGATAAAAGCAATTGGCAGGGGCTTTGTAAAGTGTGTCATGACTCATGGAAGCAAAGGCTTGAGAAGACAGGCACTGTTGCGGGCTGTAATAAAGATGGCATCCCACTAGACCCAAATCACCACTGGAATACATCCTCATAAGGGGGAGGGGGGGTAAATTCTCTATGAATCTACCAATCTCTAGACCGATCCCCCCTATCTCTGTGCAAAATCGGGAATTAGAGGAGGGGGTATCTCAAATGGCTGAGTAGTAAAAAAGGTGAGAAAATTATGGCTAAACCAGGTGTAAGACCTTTGCCTGCAAATGTGCACAGGCTTGGAGGTAACAAAAGCAAGCTTTCAGGTGGTGAGCTAAAGAATCGTGACGGTGTATTACCTGTAACTTCAGTTCCAAACCCTCCAAAGCATTTACTACCAAATGCTAAAAATGAATGGGAGCGTATTACACCTGAATTACAAAAGCTTGGCTTGATTACTGAGCTGGATATGGCTGCATTAGCTGCATATTGCCAAGCGTTTGCACGGTGGAGTAATGCTGAAGCAAAACTTAAAGAACTTGGTGACGATGGTTTGATTGAAAAAACCCCATCCGGTTACAAGCAGATGTCTGTGTGGTTACAAGTTAGTAATAGATCATTAGAGCAAATGCATAAGTTTATGACTGAATTTGGAATGACTCCATCAAATCGAACACGCGTTACACCATCACCCCAACCGGATTTATTTGGCAATGATGAATCAAGCGGCACAGAAAAATACTTCTGAGGAACTTGATCCCGTTACAGAATATGCTTGGAAGGTATCACAAGGGGAGTTAATAGCAGGGCCACATGTAAGAGGGGCATGTAAAAGACACTTAGATGATCTAGAAAAAGCGCACGAACGTGGTTTTTATTTCGATATTGAGCGAGCGACCCACGCGATAGGTTTTTTTCAAGATGTGCTCGTTTTAAATGGCGGTGATTTTGAAGGTGTTCCTTTTAATCCAGAGCCTTGGCAACAGTTTGTTATCGGTAGTCTGTTTGGTTGGGTAAATGAACAGGGGTTAAGACGTTTCCGTGTTGCTTATATTGAAACAGGTAAAGGTTCTGGCAAAAGCCCGCTTGCGGCGGGTATTGGCATCTTTGGTTTAGTTGCCGACGACGAACCACGTGCTGAAATATACGCTGCAGCGACAAAAAAAGATCAGGCAATGATTCTTTTTCGTGATGCTGTTGCAATGGTGGATCAATCGCCTGAGTTAAACGGACGAATCACAAAGTCAGGTCGTGGCGAAAAAGTATGGAATTTATCCTACCCCAAAGGTGATTCTTTTTTTCGGCCTGTCAGTGCAGATGATGGTCAGTCTGGCCCGAGGCCACACATTTCATTATTGGATGAAATACACGAACACAAAAACGGCAACGTCGTAAAAATGATGCGGGCAGGCACAAAAGGCCGCCGCCAAGCATTGATGTTAATGATCACCAATAGTGGACACAACAAAAACACAGTTTGTTGGGAATACCACGACTATGGCGACAAGGTTTGTAGTGGGCAACATGAAGATGATGCATTTTTTTCTTACATTTGCGCGTTAGACGAAGAAGACGATCCGCTTAATGATGAGAGCTGCTGGCCCAAAGCAAACCCAAGTTTAGGTGTAACTATACAACCGCAATACCTGAGAGAGCTTGTTAAAGAAGCTAAAGGTATGCCCTCTGCTGAGTCGGTCGTACTCAGGCTTAATTTTTGTCGATGGGTTGGAGCTGAATCCCCATGGATATCACAAGAAGTTTGGGTAGGTGCCGCCGCCAACTACACCATCGAAATGATGGAAGGTAGACGTTGTTACGCAGGGTTAGATCTATCATCAACCACTGATTTAACGGCCTGCATATTTGTTTTTGAACCTACAGAAGAAGATCCATTGTGGCGAATTATTCCTTATTTTTGGTTGCCAAAAGAAGGTTTAGGCAAGAAAGGTGAAAAAGACGGTGTTGATTACCTTAAATGGGTAAAAGATGGATACCTCGAAACAACACCAGGCAAAGCAATCAGTAAGTTAATTGTTGCACAGCGTGTGGTACAGATTGCCTCACGCCTTGATTTGCAAATTATTGGCTATGATGCGTGGCGAATTGAAGACTTGAAACAGTTATTGGCTGATGAGGGTGAAGAGTTACCGCTTCAACCTTTTGGGCAAGGTTACAAATCAATGTCACCGGCCATTGAAGAATTTGAGCGGTTGTTGTTAAACGAACAAATCACTCACAACGCAAACCCTGTTTTGACATGGTGTGCAGCCAATGCAGTGACAGAACAAGATGCTACAGAAAATAGAAAGGTTTCTAAAGCCAAAGCCACAGGCCGTGTTGACGGCATAGTTGCCACCTTGAATGCCATCGGTATGACTTTGAAAGTTGAAGAGACAGAAGAAGAAAATGTATATGAAAAAGAACAACGAGGCATAGACGCATGGTAATGGAAATAATTATTGATGTTGTCGGGTTAATTGGCCTTTGTATGTTGTTCTTTGGTTTGCACTCTGTTCTGCCTTGGCTTGCGTTTGCTGTTGTGGGTGTTTTGCTGATGGTTTTTGCAGTGTATGCCTCACAGAAAAAAGAGGGCGGTTAAGCCATGATTTTTAACCAACTAAAACTTGGTTCACCGCGTGCAGATATTTCCACATCACATGAGCTAGCCAGGTTGCTAAATGGCGGCTCAATGACTGATGCAGGTGTTTCTGTTAATGCAGATACATCCATGCGAGTAACAGCTGTTTACTCTTGTGTCATGGTGATTGCAGAAACCTTGGCGCAACTCCCCTTTATTCTTTATGAGCGTGATGGAGATTCAAAGCGCCGAGCAACAGATAAACGTTTGTATGGTTTGCTGCATGACATGCCGAACGACTTTCAAACTTCGTTTGATTGGCGCTTAACCAAAACAATTCAGATGGTTTTGAATGGAGTCGGCTACTCCTATATTAGTCGATCAAGTTCCGGTGAGGTGCTAGAGATTTTGCCGATGTCGCCCAATAGGGTTGAATGGAAGCAAAACAAGGATTACAGCCTCAGTTACGTTTTCACTGACAGTGAAGGCGCTAAAATTCCGCTCAAGCAAAACCAAGTGTTTAGGGTGTTAGGGTGTTCGATGGATGGTATTACGCCTATGTCTCCCATTGAATACCACCGGCAAACTATCGGTATTGCTACTGCTGCTGATAAGCACGCTGCATTGATGTTTAAAAACGGCGCAAAGATGTCAGGTGTTTTGCAAAATGACGGTCATTTTTCCAGTAAGGAAGTGAGGGACAGAGTTAAAAATAGTTGGGATGACTCCACAAGCGGACAAAACACTAACAAAACAGCTTTGTTAGAAGACGGTTTGAAATGGCAGCAAATCTCAATGAGCAACAGGGATGCTCAATACATTGAGTCAAGAAAGTTTCAAAAAGAAGATATCGCCAGTATTTTCCGTGTGCCTCCACACAAGATTGGCATATTAGACCGGGCCACCAATAACAATATCGAGCATCAAGGGCTTGAATTTGTTACAGACACAATGATGCCTTGGTTGCGTCGTTGGGAGCAGTCATTGCTTCGAGATTTATTAGGGCGTGAACAGTCAAAACAGTTTTATTCAGAGTTACTAGTTGATGCATTGATGCGGGGCGACTCTGCCGCACGATCTGAGTTTTATAGCAAAGCGGTTGGTGGACCGTGGATGACGATTAATGAAGCGCGAAGAGCAGAAAACCGTGATCCAGTGCAAGGTGGTGATGAATTAATTCGCCCGCTTAACGTTACTCAAGGTGACGAAACAAACGACTAAATCAGGAGTTTTTATGAGTTTTAATAAAAGCAGGGCGCATGCTCGTGCTGTTGCGGCGTTTTGGCAAAAAGACATTAATAACCGTGATTGGTATGAGATCAAAGCCACCGATGATAATGGCGTAGCTGAAATTCGAATTTATGACGTAATCGGTTGGCCGTTTGTTGAGGCTGATCAGTTTATTTCTGAATATCAGGCTATTGATGCAGACACCAAAAAAGTGCGAATAAATACACCTGGCGGTTCAGTGTTTGATGGTATGGCAATTTATAACGAAATTGCCGATGACAAAGCGCACGTAATTACACAGGTGGATAGTTTGGCCGCCTCTATGGGGTCAATTATTGCGTTGGCAGGTGATGACCGCAAAATGTACCGCAACGCTCAATACATGATTCATAACCCGTGGGGGATGATGATTGGAGATCACCGAGATTTCAGAAAAGAAGCTGGTTTACTCGAAGAGATTCGTGATCAATTAGCTGAAATATATGTTCAAGCAACAGGCAAAAAGCTTGAAGACATACAGCAATGGATGGATGAAGAAACCTGGTTTACAGGTGCAAAAGCAAAAGAAGCCGGTTTCATTACAGAAACAATCACTGCCGGTGGTACATCAGCGCGCTTTGATTTATCGATGTACGACAATGCACCACAACCTAACCAACCAACAAAAACAGATTTAGAGAGAGTGCTCACGCGTGACGCTGGACTTTCTCACACTCAAGCCCGAAACCTACTGCAAAACGGGTTTGAGTCGCTCTCCACGCGCAATGCTGGTGACGAAGAAGCCCTTGAAGCAGTAAATCAATTAACAACTAAATTAAAGGACAACTAAAATGACACCAGAATTAAAAGCAGCAATTGATGATCTGGGCAACACGTTTGAGCAGTTTAAAACTGCTAACGATCAACGTCTGGATCAGATCGAAAAAAGCGGCCGTGCAGATCCATTACTAGAAGAGCAGGTAAACAAAATTAATGGTGCTGTCACTGACCTTCAAAAAGTAAAAGATCAAGTTGACAATATCGAAGCGAAAGTTAATCGCGGCGAATTTGGCGGCGGCGGTGCTGGCGAAGATGCAACTGCCAAAGCAAAAGCTGAACATCGAAAAGCATTTGATGGTTACTTCCGCAAAGGTGCAAACGCTGAATTATTGCCAGAATTAGAAGTTAATGCTGCGTTGACCACGCAGGTTGATGAAGATGGCGGCTACACTGTACATGAAGAAATGGACGCGGAAATTAGCCGTGAACTAGCAACGGTGAGCGCAATGCGTAGCATTTGTCGTGTTCGCGCAATCGGCTCATCTGAGTTTAAGCGTTACCACAATGTTGGCGGTGTTACTTCGGGTTGGGTAGGTGAAGAAGAAGATCGAAATGGTAATGATGGTACACCTAAGTTAATAGAGTTAGCATTCAATGCCAAAGAACTATGGGCTGAGCCGATTACGACTCAAGCAATGCTAGATGATTCTAGTTTAAATATTGAGCAATGGCTGGCTGATGAAGTGGGTGTTGAGTTTGCTGAGCAAGAAGGTGACAAGTTTTTAACGGGTAATGGCGTAAAACAGCCTCGCGGGTTGCTGACTTACGCAACAAAAGCAAAAGGTACTGAAAAATTTGGTGAGATTGGCTTTGTGACTTCGGGTGCGAATGGTGCCTTTGCAGCTTCAAACCCAGGCGATGCGTTAATTTCACTTCAGCATGCCCTGAAAGCAGGTTATCGAGCAAATGCACGATGGCTAATGAATGATTTGACAGTTGAAGAAGTAAGAAAACTTAAAGACGCTGACAATAACTATCTATGGCGCGCAGGTTTAACCGAAGGTGCACCTGACTTATTGCTTTCAAAACCTATTTCATATGACGACAACATGCCTGTGATGGCCGCAAACAGCCTGTCAATCGCATTTGGTGATTTCAATCGTGCTTATTTGATTGTGGATCGCATGGGTGTGCGCGTCATTCGTGATGCGATCACTAAGAAAGGTTATGTGAAGTTCTACACAACCAAGCGTGTGGGTGGTGGTATGAATGACTCAAATGCTGTCAAGGTGATGAAGTTCGCTGCATAAGTGATTTATTAATTCAAATTAGCCGGGCTTGCCCGGCTTTTTTATTTCTGAAAAGGAAAAATGAGATGAAAGATTTACAAAGCAAAATTGGTGTGGCTTTATCGCTTTCTGTTTCAGCGCATACCACAACGGCAAATGGTGTAGGCGTTGACTTGCAGGGTTTTAACTCAGCAGTAGCCGTAATTGCACCAGGCACTATTACAGATGGCACACATACGCCAAAAATTGAAGAGTCTGATGACAATGCTGCATGGTCTGATGTAGCAGCAACGGATCTAGTTGGCTCACTGGTAGAGATCGCAACTGACACACCGCAAAAGGTCGGATATAAAGGTGTTAAGCGCTATATCCGTGTCACAACAACGGTTGCTGGTGCAACTACTGGTGGTGTTTATGGCGCTCAAATTATCCGTGGTGATGCTGATATTGGCCCAATCCAATAGGCAATATATTTCATAATTCAATATAGGTGATGCTATGGCTAAATATATTGTAAAACAAAAGTTCAAAGGCGCACCGCAAGGTGCTGTTGTTGAGCTTTTTGTTCAAAGTACGGTTGTTACACCTGCTGAGCTAGGCCCTGACTTATTTAAGATTGCCAAAGATGAAGGATGGATTGAGAAAGTTACTGCTGCACAGCTAAAGTCAATGGAAAATAATACTGCAGACGCAGACGCATACGCAGACGCAGACGCAGACGCAGACTCTGAAGCAGACGCAGACGAAGACGCAGAAAAAGACACACAAGCACACGCAGACGCAGACGCAGAA